GACGGCCAAGGTCCGGTTTAGCAACGGCTCCGAGTCCATCAGCCTGCCTGGTCGTGGCTCCCAGGTCGGCCTGTTCGCCCCGACCGAGACGGCGCTGCACGGCCAGGACTCCGACGATGTCACGGTGGATGAGTCGTGGGCGTTCAGCAAGGAAAAGGGCCTGGTCCTGGAGGCCGCCATTCGCCCGACGATGGCCACCAGGAAGCGGCGCCAGCTCTGGATCGTCTCAGCTGGCGGCACCCATGAGTCGACCTGGCTGCTGGCCTGGCGCGAGCTGGGCCGAGCCCTGACCGGGCCAGACCAGGGCGTGGCCTACTTCGAATGGCACCCCGAGGTCGACGACGAAGGCCGCCCCTGCGTCGACCTGGACGACCCGGCCGTGTGGGCTGCCACTCACCCGGCCGTGGGCCACACAATCCCGCTGGACACGCTGCGCGAGGACTTCACGTCGATGTCGAAGCAGGACGGCGGCCGCGAGCTGTTCCAGCGGTCCTACCTGGATATCTTCACCGCGACCGCGACCGGGCGGCTGCTGCCTGCCATCGCCTGGAACGACCGGCGCGACCGGGCCGCCGCCGTTGATCCGGCCGCCCCGGTCCAGCTGGCCTACGACGTGGCCGAGGACCGCGCCCACGGCGCCGTGACGCTGTCCCAGCTGCAGGGCGGCCGGGTCGTGTCCGAGGTCGTGTCTGCGACAGGCGTTCCTGACAACGACGGCGACGCCCCACGCCAGGGCATCGACTGGATGGCCGCCCGCGTCAAGGAGCTGCGCGACCGGTTCCCACACGTCCAGGTCGCCGCCGATGGCTACGGCCCGGCCCGAACCGTGACCAGGGCCCTGGCCGAGCTGGGCGTCACCGTTCACACGCTCGACACTGGCGACATGGTCGAAGCGGCCGCCGAGCTGGTCGACGACGTGCTGACCCCCGGCCGCATGGCCCACCGCGGCCAGAAGGTCCTGGACGACGCCGCGGCCGCCATCGCCCGCCGCCAGCTGGGCGACAGCTGGGCCTGGTCGCGGCGTATGTCGACGGCCAACCCCGCCCCGGTCCTGGCGCTGACCATCAGCCACTGGCGGGCCCGGCACTTTGTGGCCCAGGCGCCTGGGCTGTACCTGGGCGCCGCCAGCTGACCCCTGCTCGCCTCCGGCCCGTAAATCCTTCGGCTGGGACCGGCTCGAGCTGCCAAAAGACGCCACGCCGGCCAGGAAGATTTGCGGCTGACCTGTGCGTTTGCCTTCGGTTGCGTCCAGACACGCCCGGCTGTGCATCGTTTCCGTGCGTTGTCGTGCGTTTGTGTCATCCTGCGTGCTGTGAGTATCCGCGCCGGAATCCGCACCGCCCTGGGCCTTCCCACGGCGCCCACCCGCAGCGTCACCGCCGCGTCGACCGCCCTCATGGGCCCGGTCCCCGAGCCGCAGCTGGCGTCACCCTGGACCGACCGCAGCACCCTGGAGACGATCACCTGGGCGAACCTGGCGGGCCTGGTCGACCAGGACAACGCCCCGCTGACCCGCGCCGAGGCCATGGCGATTCCGGCCGTCGCCCGAGCCCGCACGATCCTGGCCTCCACCCTGGGCCGCCTAGACCTGGTCGTCGTCGACGGTTCCGGCACGCCGTCGACGACGCCCAGCGCCCAGCTCATCGCCCAGCCCGACCCGGCCCAGCCCAGGTACGTTCAGCTGCTCTGGACGGTCGACGACCTGATTTTTCAGGGCGTGGCCTGGTGGCTGGTCGTGGCCCGGTACGCCGACGACAACCGCCCTCGCATCCTGCGCCGCATCCTGCCGGGCGGCGTCCAGCTGCACGACGGCGGCCGCGTCACTGTCTACGACAAGCCCACCAACGCCCGCGACCTGGTCCGTATCGACGGCCCACACGAGGGCATCCTGACGTTCGCCGCCAGGTCGCTGCGTATCGCCTCCAAGCTGGAGGCGTCGGCGGCCCGGTTCGCCCACAACCCCACGGCCCATACCGAGCTGCACCAGACAGACGACGCTGTCGTGCCCAAGGCCCAGCGCGACGAGCTGATTGCTGGCTATGTCGCCGCCCGCAACGGCGCCAACGGGGGAGTGTCCTGGACGACCAGGAACCTGGAAGTGAAGGACCACGGCGCCGCCCCTGAGCACCTGCTGACCAGCGGCCGCAACGCCCAGGCCATCGACGTGGCCCGGCACATCGGCGTTCCGGCTGACGCCGTCGACGCCAGCCCTGAGAAAGCCAGCCAGACCTACGCCAACCGCTCTGAGCGGCTGGGCGTCCTTGTCGACTACGGCCTGGCCGCCTACGGCGCCGCCATCACTGCCCGGCTGTCCATGAACGACATCGTGCGAGCTGGCGAGTCTGTGGCCTTCCAATACGACGGCATCACTGCCGCGACCGACGCCGACCCCGACACGTCGGCGCCCAGCTCGACGCCCGCCCCCGCCGCTGGAGGACCGACCGCATGAAGCTACGCAGCTGTACGCCGACCATCGCCGCCGTCCTGGACCGGCTGACCGCGGCGGCCGCCCCGGTCCAGCTGGAGCTGGCCGCCGTGACCGCCGCCGCCGTCGACACGACCCGGCGCACCATCACCGGCTGCCTGATTCCCGCCCCGGTCGGCGGCGTCCAGGCCGTCGCGACCACGTCGGCCGGGCCGACCCGGTTCACCGGCCGCCTGACCTGGCACGCCGACCTGTCCAGGATCAAGCTGCTGACCGAGCACGACCGGATCAACAGCGTGGGCTACGCCATCGCCTGCGCCTACCGGCCCGATGGCTCCCTGTGGGCGACCTGGCACCTCCCGCCCCGCCCGGCTGACTACGTCGGCACCTGGCCCGGCGATACGGCGCTGTATGAGGCCGAGCACCACACCCGCGACGGCCTGAGCGTCGGCGCCTTCGACTTGACCGCCAGCTACGCCGACGACGGCGTTCTGGAGGTCCAGGCAGGAACGCTCCGCGAGGGCTCCCTGTGTTCCATCCCCGCATTCGACGACAGCCGCGTGACCGACGTGGCTGCGACCGCACCAGGAAGGCACAACATGTTCACAGCTGACCAGCTGGCAGCCCTGGCGGCTGCTGGCATCAACCCCGACGCCGAGCCCGCCAGGGCCCAGGCGTTCGTGGCTGGCCTGACCGCGGCCGCCCCGGCGCCCCAGGGCCCGGCGCCCCAGGGCCCGGCGCCCACCGACCTGTCTGCCTCCCAGCTGGTGGCCGAGCTGCGCGAGCTGCTGGCTGGCAGCGTCCAGGTCAACCTGGGCGGCCCGAACGCTGGCCCGACCGGCGCCCCCGCTGGCGACGGCCCGCGCGAGCTGAACCTGTCCGCGTTCACGTCCATGTTGGTGGAGCACTACCGCGGCGAGGGTTCGCCTGTCGAGCTGCGCGCCGCCCTCTCGGACGTGACGCAGACCAACCAGCCGAGCGCGTTCCGGCCCACCTACCTAGACGAGCTCTGGGAGGGCACCGACTACCGGCGCAAGTTCATCGACAACGCCATGACCACGCGGCCGCTGCCGCGGGCCATGAAGGTCGTCGGCCAGCGTTGGGTGACCCGGCCCATCGTCGACGACTACGCAGGCGACAAGGCCGATGTCCCGTCCAACGTCCCGCAGCTGGAGGACGTCGAGGCCACCGTCAAGCGCCTGGCAGGCGCCCACGACGTGGACCGGGCCCTGGTCGACCTGGGCAGCCCCGAATGGCTGGCGACCTACTTCGAAGGCCAAACCGAGTCCTACCGGCGCAAGTCCGACGCCGTCGCGGCCGCCATCGTCGTGGCAGGCGCCCCGGTCCTGTCGACCGACAACGACGCCACCCCGGCGACCTACAGCACTCTGCTGGAGGGCGTCGCCGCCGCCGTCGTCGACCTGGCCACCGTGGGCGAGGGCGTCGAATACGTCGCCATGGCGCCGGGCCTGGTGGCCGAGCTGCTGGGCATCACCAACCTGGAGGCGCCCGCATTCTTCGGCGGCCAGTTCCAGCTGGGCAACCAGGGTGACGGCAACCTGGGCGGCACGACCTGGTTCACGTCCCCCGGCATCCCCGCGGGCAAGTTCCTGGTCGGCTCCAAGGTCGCCGCCCGCTGGCACGAGATGGCCCCGCCGATCAAGGTGCAGGCCATCAACGTGGCCCAGGGCGGCATCGACCTGGGCGTGTTCGGCTACTACGCCGCCTACGTCCGCAACGCCGCGCAGCTGCGCCTGGGCACGGTCGGAGCCTGAGCCATGACGTGGCCGATCCAGACCAGCGACGTGACCGCCTACCTGGGCGTCACGCCCGCAGGCAGCGCCGACCAGGTCGCCCTGGACCGGGCCACGGCCGCCGTCGTCGCCTGGGTCGCCAGGAACGTGGAGGGCCTACCCCAGCCCGCCACCCCTGGCGACCCGGTCGACGTGGGCGCCGACATCGAGCTGGGCGCCGTGATGCTGGCCGCCCGCTGGTATGCCCGGCGCACCAGCTCCCAGGGCATCGCCAGCTTTGGCGAGCTGGGCCCGGCCTACGTCACCAGGACAGACCCCGACGTGGCCCAGCTGCTGCGCCTGAACACTCCGGCCGTGGGCTGACGTGGGCACCTACGCACGCGCCGCCCAGCTCATGGCGCAGCTGGAGGCCCACGGCATCAGGGCAGTGGCCGACCCCCGGTCGGCCGTCCCGCCCTGCGTCCTACTCACCCCGCCCAGGCGCACCTACGACCTGCCGCTGCCCGCCTACACCGCCACCTGGGAGCTGGCCTGCCTGGTCCCAGGGCCCGGCACGGCTGACGCCTGGGTCGCCCTGGACGAGCTGGTGGACAACGTCGTGGCCGCCCTGGACCTGTCCGACACGACCGCCACCCCGGCCAGCTACCAGCTGGCCGCGGCCGCCGAACCCCTGCCCGCCTACATCGTCACGCTCACAGAAGGAACAGACCAGTGATCAAGGAAGACAAGATCAAGTCAGGAACCCTGACGCTCGACGCCGTTCAGTTCGCCGCCCAGGCGACCAACGTCAGCGTCGAACCCACCCACGACGAGGACGGCGACCCGGTCGAGACGCTCGACGGCTCCCAGCTGACCCCCGACGTGACCCGTGGGAACACGCTCAAGATCACCGCTATCCAGGACTTCACCGACCCGGCCGGGTTCG